TCGACATCCTTCAACAACTTTTCCATGAGCTTACCGTAGTTACCCTGGCCGAAGGGAACCCCTTCATTTACTTGTATATTTGTCTGACTCTTGACACTTGTAGCCTCTGCTTTTTGCAGTTCGGCTTGCGCTTTGATTTCATCCATACGCATCTTGTGTGCCATTTGTAATAAGTCTGCTAAATCTTTATTGGAGTATACTCCACTTTCCTTTGCTTCATCAAGCTTACTTTCAATCATCTCATCGAGAAGGCTGGCAATGTTATTTTTATTTCTATAGCCCATATCCAAGTATACTGTGTCAATATACTTTTTTACTTCTCGCTTATTTAAAAGCTCAACTACTTTATTTTCAGCAACCCCGAGTTGTTCGACAACTGCACGGATATTACCAAAAGTCAAGTACGAGTTTGCTACTTCAAGTCCTTCCGGAGAGATTGTAGTTAATTCTTTTGCCATGAGTAGAATTATACGAAAAAAGAGGCTGAATGTCAAGAATTATTTTTGGAAGGTAAAAGGGCCCCGAAGGGCCCTGAAGGTTATGTATTAGAATGAGAACCTTATCTCAGTCTCTAATTTTGAACCGAAAGGATCGACTTCATCAATCTTAGAGCCTTCCCACTTACCTTTAAAAGTAAGCGGTCCTTTCTTAAGTTTGTAACCAACTTCGCTAGACCAACCATCTGTGCGAGGACCTGCCTCTACATAAAGATTTTTCTTGCTTTCACCCATTTGATATCCAAAACGGAGGTGATTCACCATTTCGTCGTCTAAATGAGTTTTGTCAGTAAACTTGGCTTCATTTTTATACTCTACATAAGGCCCTGCCAAAGCAGAACTAGAGAGTGCCATAAGAGCCACAAACGATAGTACATATTTCATATTTTTCTCCCGAGGTGGAAAAACTTAGGAACAGACAGGATGTCATTCCCTCCATTTTTTCTCCACTTTCGGTAGTATATGGTACGATACAAAAATTGTCAAGAATTATTTTTCTATCCTCTAATAGAAACGCCTTCTTTCAGTTTTGGAATACTTACTGGAAAGTAATACCCGAGTTCTTCCCACTCTTCTTGAGTTTTGCACTTATATCTTTTAACTGTAGTCCATCTGTTTAAATAAACTTTTCCACACCACTGTCCTTGATCATTTTTTACAAAGTTAAATTCTTCTTTTTCCCCAGCCACTACCGATGACATTGTCAACGGCATAAATAAACACATTGCTAAAAACACTCTCACGATTTTCTCCTTTTTGTGAATCTTTGAAATCACCTTGATTTCGAGAAGTATTATACCAAAAAAGAGCTGTAATGTCAAGTAGTATATTTCTGTGTTAAAATTCTGTGAATATATGAATATTTGATTATGTTACTGAAGAAAGTCTGGAGGGGTTGGCCAGTCAACTGCAGTTGCATCTACAGGATTGTCTAATCCGTTGGTTACATCTCTTAGTTTTATTCTATAGTTTCTTGCGTCTGCTTTCTGTTGGTCTGTGAGAACATTATCTCCAAGCTGTGTCCAATCTGATCTTGTTAGTAAAGAGTCTCTTTGTCTACGAATATCCATAAGCACCAAGGCAGAGTCCCAAATCCATGTTTTTGTGAGAGGATCATAAACGGCATGTTCATTTGGTTGCTCTGATTCAACTTTTACAAATGTATGATCTGTTAAATTAAACCAATAGTTTGTCATAAAGTAATGATGGTCTTTACATTCTACTTCTGGAAAATTGTGTTCAGCAATATAAACTGTAAAAAGACTTTGATCTTCATTAAATCCTTCAGATGAATACTCTCCAACTGCTATTGCAATTCCAACTATTTTTCCATTTTGTTCAGGGTCTATTGTAAGAACCCTGTCATAATCTGTTACTGTTGTCATCTATCTTCTCCTAAAAGCATAGTATTGTGATTTGAAAAATAATCTGTACTTTGAAGCTCGTGGCTTGCAAAGAAACTTAGAAATCTCAGCCTACCCGTTCCTGTTCCTGATCCATTCCAAGTACAAGCAGATACGCTTGCTTCTGCAAGTGCTCCTGGAACCACTAAAGAAAATAATGCATCTACTTCTAAGTAAAGATCTCCATTTGTTGAAATTTGTCCGTTATTCCCACTTACACTTCGAGGAGCTCTTGATTCTGACATTACAAAAGAATCATTTACAGTTATTCTTCGACTATCGAAAGCAACTGTTCCACTTGAAGTAAATAGCTGTATTCCATAGTTTCCTCCGGAGTTTGAAGCAACATTTGCTCTTCGAAGTACAATATAATTACAAGTTGCTGCTGTTACACTTATGTTTGATAAATGCTGCCCCGCATTCCCACTAAAGGATACCTTTTGAAAATTCTTTACACCGCCACTTCCCGTTTGAACACAGACAGGATTTCCTTGCGTTCCTGAGTAGTTTCCATTTATAAAAACAAAATCGCCTGGACTTGGCGTATAAGAGCTTGCAGCTCCTTGAGCAACGATTTGATAATTTATCATGTTCAAATCTGTGTCTTGAACTATAAAGGTATTTGCATTATTTGTGCCGTCTGCTCCTGTTATTTTTATTCCAAATCCCATTACCCTATCCTTAATGCGAGAAGCTGAGCAGTTTGTGTGCTATTTGTATTATTTGTGATCGAAAAACCTGTAGATGTTGTATTAATTGTATACCGGCTCGGATTATAGTATCCTAAAAGTGTAATTAGTACTTTTGTGGAATCATTTGCATCTGCCATAGTAAATGTGGATGAAGTTGAGTTTGCTGAAATTTGAACATTTTGTGCATATTGTACATTCTGTGTTCTTAAATCTGTGCCAAAGACTTTTGTACCATTTGGAGAAAAAACATTTATACCTTGATTTGTACTTCCTCCAGTTGTACCGCCTCCTGTACTTCCTCCTCCTCCACCTGTTGCAGCTTGATCTATAATTGTGAAAGTGTTAGAAGCAATTTGGGCTGTTCTTGCTGAATTCGAATAAACACGAATGGTTCCAGTTTCATTTCCCTCTGTTGTATTGTCTGCAATTGGGCTTAAAGAAAAAGAACCCGTGCCACTGCTATTAACATATGCTGTACCAACATTTGGGGAAAAGTCTGCTGAAGGGGTAGCAGCCCACCATACTGTACCTGCAGTATGATTTGATGCACTTAAATTTACAGTTCCTGTAGTTCCTTCTTGAATTGTAGAAGGCGGAGTTACAGTGTATGAAGCAGCAGCAGCAGAAACAGATCCATAAACTCTACCTTGTTTAAATGCATATGGAGAGTAACGAAAAGCATAAAGATTTATTTGATAAAGTCCATTACCTGCTCCTGTCGAAGTAAAAACTACACCACTGGAGGTGGTAGCTGCGTGTGGCATAGGAGTGAAAGTTCCCCCACTTGACCAACTTGAAGAAATATATGCATTCCAATTACTTGTACCGCTTATACCATTATTTACATATAGAGTTAGGGTGTCTCCTACCGTAATGTTTTGTAGCTTATTAGCAGGCGCAAAACCAGGATTAGACGATAAAAATAAAGATACGTTATGATTTGCCATGTTTTGTATTATACTAAAAGAGGTACCAAATGTCAAGATTTATTTTTAGTAACTTTAAAATAAACCTTTACAGCAAGTTAAATTTGTGATATAATTCATTTATAAAAATTACTCAAGTTGTACGTGTAGGGGACGCCCGCGGCGCGGGCAAAAAGCAAGTCAATTAACCGCCCCCGCTTGACACGGCACCCCGATTCTGGCATTATAATCGGACACTAACTAAGAGGCTATGCCATGCGATACTTACCCTACATTCTGACCGGCGTTTTCATGACCGCTAGCGCGATCCAAACGATTTACATCCACGACACCAACGTGCTGCTGGATGCGAAAGATTCTTACATCGAACGGCTCGAGGATAACGTCGGCTATTGGAAGGAAACGTCAATCGAGAATAGCAACAGCGCCGCGTTTCAGCGTGAGCGATGCGATGCGTTCTATGATGTGGTCGGCGACTATATCGACGTAACCAACGAGCTTAAGGCGCGACAATAAGCGCGCGCGTCCAACTTATGTCCAACTTCCCGCGCTTGACCAAAGCGCGGATTTTGGTATAATACACCCTCACTAACTAGGAGACTATTATGTCCAACTACACTCCGGCGATGATCGCCAAGCTGCAAGATGCAGCACCCCTTGACCTTGCCAAAGCCAAGGATCTCGCTGCCGACTTCGGTCTGTCGCATCGTTCTGTCATATCCAAAGCCAAACACCTTGGCTTGGACTATGTCGCTACGTCGAAAGCGACCAAGCGCGTTCGCTCTAGCAAGGCGGATACCGTTGACGCAATCGCTAAGGCGATCAACGTCGACGCGGATGCGCTTGACGGTTTAGCTCTGGCGAAGGCGTCAGCTCTGAACAACCTGCTCATGAATTTATCATGAGCCGGTTGATTGACCTTAGCGGATGGGTTGGGGCTTTGCTACTTTGCATCGCCCCGCCGATCATAGACACGGATTTAGGCAAGGCTTTTGCCATCGCTGGGCTGGGTATTCTATGCTTGCAAGCATGGCACAAAGCATGCTATAATCTGATTTTACTTAACATCATAGGCATCGGAGGCTACACATATGCGCTATATATTTGACTTAGACGGAACCGTCATCAACTCGGATCACCGCTTAGGAGATTCGTTAGACGATTGGCGTAGGCTAAACACCGCCGACAATATCGCTGCCGATTCTTGTCTGCCATTGTTCGATCAAATGCTCGACGCGATCAACGACAATCTTGACGTTATCATTTGCACTTCTCGCGTGATGGGCAAATATGATTTTCAATGGCTGCAAGCAAACGGCGTCGATGGCGTCACCATTCTTTGCCGTGATGCAAACGATGACCGGCATTGTGGGTTTTTCAAACTTGCATTATTACACGACTATGCAAAATCGTTGGGCATGACATGGGCGCGGTTTCGTCGCACGTCGATTATGTTTGATGATTCGCATGACGTACAGACAACGCTTCGCAGCGTTGGACTTCGCGTGATTGATCCTGTAAACTACAACCTAAATATTCGGAGCGCATAACATGATTGAACGAAAAACCATAATGGTTCTCGATACCGAGGCTTGCGATTTGGCTGGCAATGTTTACGACGTTGGCTATACCGTCGCGAATCGTCGTGGCGAGATTGTCACGCAATACAACGCACTCGTTAGCGAAATCTTTACGGATGCAAGCAAGATGATGGGCGCGTTCTATGCGAAAAAACTATTCACGCATTACGCTCCGATGCTGGACGCTGGCACGATCTCGCTTAAGCCTTGGGCTGAGATCGTCGAGCAAATGCAAGCCGACATCGCGCAGCATAACGTAAATGTCATGGCAGCCTACAATCTAGGCTTTGATCGTCGCGTGATGCGACAGACTAACGAGCGGCTTTCGGATGGCTCGCCGATCTGCGGTAAAATGGATCAGCTCGACATTTGGCAATTTGCCTGTGAGACAAAATTGTCGCAGGAGCGATACAAGCAAATCGCGCGTGAGAATGGTTGGGTTTCATCGGCTGGCAATATTCGGACGGGCGCAGAATACGCCTACCGATTCTGCTCTGGCGATCACGGTTTCATCGAAGACCACACCGCGCTGTCGGATGCGATCATCGAAACCAAAATCCTAGCCGATTGCTACGCTTGCAAAAAATCTGTCCCTTATGGTATAATCAACGCTCAACCTTGGAGAATCGTCAATGAAAAATAAGGACACAAAAATCTGGAAGATTTTAGCTGGCCTATATATGGCTTATTCGATCACCGCCGACATTATTCTGCTCTGTGGTTTGGTTTGGCTAATTGCATCAGGAGGTATCTAAAATGAAAGAGCTTGAAACTCAGCAAGCGCGACTTAACGAGATCGTTCTTCGGGACGATTTCCAGCCGGTTGGCGTTGTGCTCGAAGGGCGCGACACCGCTGGCAAATCGTCAACGATTCGTGAGTTGACCCACTACTTACCGACTCCGAAATATTCGGTTGTCCTATCGACCAAGCCTAGCAAATCCACGATGGCAAACTGGCTTGGCTATTGGGCGCAAAAAATGCCGGAATCTGGAATCTGCTTCTATGACCGATCATGGTATTCTCGCGCGATGGTTCAGAAAATCAACGGATGGTGTTCTGATCGCCAATACAAAAATTTCATGCGGGACGTTAGCGCATGGGAAAACGAGCAAGGCATCCGCTTTATCAAATTCTGGCTATCCATTTCAGAAGATCAACAACGGGCGCGAATCAGCAAGCGCGAAAAGTCGCCACTTACAAACTGGAAACTTTCGCCGAATGACAAAATCGCGTTATCGTACTATGACCAAATGACGCTATTGAAAGAGCGCGTGTTGACTACGACTAGCGACTGGCACTCGATAAACTATAACGACAAGCGAGAGGGTATACTTGCGCTAATTACTCGACTGTGCGACCTGCTAGAATAATGTTCCACGTGGAACAGCCACCATCACCAACCTGCTCGACGGCGCTTGACAACGCCCGAGCGGCGCGGGCGCGCCAGTGCGAAAACGATGTGCGAAACCGAAGGTGTTGCCCGCGCCATTATGGGTGCAAAAGCGATGAATGTCAAGTCTTTTTTGCGGGGTTGCACAAAATTTTTTTAAATTAAGTAAGTCTCTGCGCCAGTGCGAAAACGAAGTAAAAAACCGACGCGGACCCCGCGCCATTCTACCCGCAAAGCTTGCGCGTGTCAAGTGTTATTTGCAGATATGTGCAAAATAATTTTAATTAAGGAAGGTCTTGGCACGGGGTCGCAAATGTGGTAAAATTTAGGACAATTGCAGAAAATAATACTTGACACGAAAACCCCGCGCGCGGCCCCCGGGAATTCGTTTGTGTTATTTTACGATTAAGTAGCAAAAACATTTGACAACATACCCAAAAGCAAGTATAATACACGCATAAACAAAAACAACGGAACAAATTAGAGATAAATTATGAGACCTTCGGTGAAAAAATTTCTTGACAATGTTTCCTTTGGCTTGTATAATATACGCATAAACAAACATAATCAGGGAGAAAAAATTATGGCAGACGCAACTGCAAAGAACTACACGGACGAAATGGTAGAAGCTATGGTCGCTGCATACGAAGATGCACCTACGCTTGCTACCGTTGATGCTCTTGTCGAAGAATTCGGCAAGCCAAAGCGCAGCATTATTTCTAAGCTGTCAAGCTTGGGCGTGTACAAAGCACAACCACGCAACACCACCAAGCAGGGGCAACCAGTTGTTCGCAAGTCAGAGCTTGTAGCTCAGATCCAAGCATCTCTTGGTACTAACCAGCTTGACTCTCTTGCAAAAGCAAGCAAAGCTGACCTAGAAGCCTTGGCAGAACTAGTTCAACGAGCACAGTTTACCAGCTAATTAGGAATACTTAACCATTCAGGGAGCTTCGGCTCCCTTTCTGGGTAGAAGGAGAACGAGTATGAGACCTAAAGTTAAAAAAATAAAAGAAAGAGAAGCAGGCTTTCTAAAAGTTACAATTAGTAGAAAAGATTTTGACAGTTTACTTTATGCAGCTTCTTGCTATAAAACTGCATGGTCCCAAGACTTATATGAAAGGCTTGTGGAAGAATTTGATAAAAAAGATATTGCAACAGCAGAATTTCCTCTCAGAGATTCTACAGTAAAGGTTAGGAGTATATATTTCGTATGACAGATTCACAGTTCGATTTATGGATGATTCATGGCGGTATGATGGCAGAAGGTCTCAAGTCTGAAGAGGCTCTTGCATTCATCGTACGATCAAAGCTAGCTACTGCTTCCGATGTTGCATGGTTAGTAGAACATAGGGCAATGAGCCAAGCTGCAGCAAAAGTTGCAAAGGAGAGATTACATGGCTAGAGGAAAGAAACCAGCACGTATTGCATCGAAGAAAAAAGTAAGCCGTAGGCGTATGCTTGGCGAACAGGAGGTGTTTCCTATACGCTGTGTAAGTCGACGTGAAGGCATGAAGTACGACCTGCTTGGCGGCTTTGTGCGCGAAGGTCGCGACGGTACGAGAACGATTTACGGTGAAGATGGACGACCAGTTCCTTTTCGAAGTATAGGAAATTTGGTAGGATAACAAAAATAATTCTTGACAGAATGGTTAAATTTTGAGATAATATCTTTTCAAAATTAAGGGAAGCCAGAGACCCGAATTAAAGGGATAAGGCAGTAAAGATCGCGGTGAAAGAGATGCTCGGCCGCAGCCCTTCTTTATTTAGGGCGGGATGTGAGTGCAACTTGTACAGTGCCTTTCTCGTGAGACGCAAGCCATGGCTAAAGCGTCCCAGTGTTCCACTACTGAGTGTAAATGTGGCGTTATAGCTCCCTGTCCTCGGGAGGCACGCGATAAAAGTACCGAGACCGTCTAAGCACGTCGATAAGGGCTTCACACATAATTGGTATATATTCCTATGTTTGTGTGTAATTACAGAGTTGTATTTCTACCCCACGATGCAACTCCAGGGAACCGACAGTATACATCTTGTGAGTTGGTTGCGAATGGGAAGCAGGAGGTAGCCCATTCATTCAACAAAAGGAGAACCAGTCATCTATAGTAGCCGGAGTCGTAAGTACAGAAATCGACTATAGATCATCGGAGTCATTGGTGAGCTTAACAAGCCCGACTCTCTCGTCGTGAGATGAGATCAATGAGGAGCACTCGATTGGATAAAAAGCCCCGTAGACGTAAAAATCTCGGGGCTTTTTTTGTACCAAACCAAAAAAATTTCTTGACAAAATTCTTCAGAACCATTATAATATACACTCAAAGGAGATAATTATGGGCGATGTAATAGAGTTTCCAAAAAAAGCAATCAGGGTTAGACTTGAAGAGACCATGGAAAGCATGCGTGACTCTCTTCGAGAGATCTATGCTGCTTTGGAAAAAGTAGATAAGGGTTACAAAACTATTGAAAGCCAGGCTCATGAAATGGAAGATAGCTATCAAGAGTTAATGATGGCGTACGTGGATGAGGTTGGTTCCGATAATGTACCTTTGGAATGGCTAGAGTTCTGTCCCTATGTAGGAATGGAACGAGGACCTGATGGTAAAATAACAATAACTTTAATAAGACCACCAGAGGAGAAGAAATGAAATCTAAAAAAGAATTAGGAAATCAAATACTGCAAGCTCTGTATTGTAAGTACTTAGGTGAAATAGAAGTACACAGAGCAAATATAGACATCTATTTAAACACACCCGCTGGGATTGGAGAACACCCAGATATATTGGGAGCAATTGATAGCGAGTTAGATAAGATGTCAATTATTAGGGGTAAGGTAGATACTTTACAAAACGAATGGGATTTTGACGAGGACGAGTAATTGAACTACACAAATGATCAGACCGAGTACATGGTCGAACAGTATCAAAACAAGCCTAGTCGTATCACAGTAGATAGACTAGCAAAAGAGTTGGACAAAAGTCCTAAATCTATAATCGGTAAGTTGAGCAGAGAAGGAGTGTATCGCCGTTCCGTCTACAAGACGAAGACAGGCGAAACCCCAGTAACAAAAACGGAACTTGTCGAGGA